TCGTCGTTAACGCTCTCCACCGTAAGCCTGGCATCTAACCCGTCAACAACCGGCTCTTCCAGTTTCGCTCCAAGCGGAATTAATACCGTGCAGATGTCCATCGTGCTTGTGTCCTGCACGAGATCCATGAGGTTCTGCCCGATCCGGATCACCTGCGTGGATGTCCTGGGCGAGTCCGCAAGGTAATCTAAGTACCGAACACCGTTTGTATGTCTTACCCGGAGGTAACCGCCGTAATTGTCAAGCAGATCGTCACTGATCTCCTTCATCGTGGTCTCGTAATTGGTGTATCTCAGGATGCTGGATCCACCGTCCACCTCTACTGTCCCCAGCTGGAACTGCTTAAAGGTGTCCACCTCGTCATTATGGACCCCTAAGTAGGCTGTCAGGAGACTTGTGACTGTTTGACCGGTATACTTGGCCTGTCGCTGTATGCTGTCGTTCAGAAAGCTGAGTTCACCTTCGCAGTTCACGGTTTTTATGTTAAAGAAGTCCGTTGAGTGACTTACCGGAACTCCCTCAAAGATCAGCTCATCGTCAAGATAGACATCGATCAAAGTCTTCCTGAAGTCAAGTGAGTCATAAAAAGGGTGGTCGGGAGCCATCTTGAAGGTAAAGCTTCCGGCCATGTTTGCCTCAAGGCTGACAACAGGATCCAGAAGGGCAAGCATCTCTGCATCTGAAGAGCACAAAATTTCGCCGTCAGCAAATACCTTATACATTACAGCGTGCCCTCCCTTACCTTAATTTTCACTCCTGTGCTCGGAGTTGTCATGGTAAAAAGGAGCTCATTAGTGCCATGTACAAGGGTAAGCCCGTAGATCTCTTGGAATGATGCGCTAGGCGGGATCGGGTATGTTGTTCCATTGTATTGCACAGTTGTATTTGACATTGTCGTCTGAAATGTCGGATAACCCCTGAGCCCGTTGATTTCAATTGTGCAGACAAAGGGTGCACTTTCCGGCAATTGGATCTCTCTCTCGGCTCGTGTCTTTTTAAACGGCTGTGCCTGTATATGGATCGTCCACCCGGCAGAGCCTCGGAGGTCTTCCATCTGGTCTACCGTAGCATAGCCTTCCCAATACCAGTCCGGGTCGCTGTCTAAGACAAGCTGAACAGCCTGGCCATGGAAGTCGCGCATTAAGGCCGACTGGATCAGGGGCCATTCTGACCGTAATGCCGCCGTTTCTAACCCTAATGTAATCTCTCTCGTAGAATAATGCACCACATCTGATAGCAATGCTGAGGTGTTAAGAGCACCATCACGGAGAGGGATATCCAGCATCTCCTGCCGAGGTTCCGGAGGGGCGATCTCTGTATGGATATGATAGCAGCCGTAATCATCCGGCAGATGTCCGTTCATCTCAAACATTTAGATCCTCCTCCCCTGTTTAACCGCAAGCCGGCCGAGGGCCTTGTCCATAGACGGAGCCAGCTGGCCAACCATAGTATCCTTATCAAGATATACCCCGTAACCCTTCGAGATCAGTCCGATCAGAGTGTCGAGCTTCTCTTCGATGGCCACAAAGGCGTTGTTATTGTCATTCAGCGGAGTGACCCTGGTCTTCTGCCCATTCGTCTGGAGCAGTTCCGGGCCGTCCTCGCCTACGATTGCCGAGCCGCCGTCGACCTCACCACCTTTTGCCAGGAGCGGGATCTGCGGAGCTGTAAGTTCTTGCAAATTAAAGCCGATGCTGTGAACGCCGGTCAGATCAGCCAGCCACTGCGGCACATCTACGTGAATCGTGTTGATGGCACGGATAAACGTGTTAATGCCGGAGACCACGCCGCTGATCAAGTTGTTTAAGAACCCAATGACGCTATTGATCGGCTTCTTGACGAAGTCCACGATAGCTTCAAAGATTTCCTTGACCTTGTTTTTAAAATCCGTGAACTTCTCTTTAACGATGCTGATCACGCTCTGGACAGTGGTCTTGAATCTTCCGAAAAAGTCAATGACCTTCTGGACCGGAGTCTCTATGAACTCCCGGACCTTTTCAAAGACCGTCTGCGTGGTGTCCTTAAAGCTGGTGAATTTATCCACGATCCACCCGATAGCGTCACCAAGCAGATCTGACAGTACCCCGGCGACCGCAGTCACAAGGTCAATGATCGGAGGCAAAATCAGGTTGATCAGCTGAAGCAGTGGATCCAGAACCGCCAGAAGAAGCTGTAAAATCGGATTAAGCAGCTGAATGATCGGATCCAGAAGCGGTAATAGCTGATTGATCAGGCTGACCACCACCGGCAGAATAGCCTGGCATAACTGCACGAACACCGGCATCAAAGTTGCAAAAAGCTGAGCCATGATCGGCAGAATAGTCTGGATGATCTCCATGATCGGAGGAATGAGCTGTTCTATCAACTGGAAGATGACCGGGAGGAGCGACTCTATCAGCTCAAGAAGCGGAGGCAACAGCGACTCGAATGTTTTTGAAATTATCGGGATCAGTCGTTCCAGGAGGCTGTGGATCTGCGGCATGAAGCCAAGGAGAGCCTCTGCAAACTGCTGTACCACCGGCATGAGAGCCACGCCGACTTCCGTCATGAGTGCCCCGGCGCTGTCTTTAAGATTTGACAGAGTATCGTTCAGAGCTGCACCGGCAGACACAGCATCTCCGGACATGACAAGACCTAAGTCATTAGCTTCCTGTCTCATTGCAGCAAATTGCTCTCCGGAGGCGTTGAGCATCGGAGTCAGCTGGTAAGCAACAGAATCACCAAAGAGATCCGCAGCCACCTTCGCCCGGTCTTCTGCTGATTCCATGGCATATATCTGATCCAATGCCTGGCTCATGTCGATATCGGTGCCTTCCAGCTTCTTCGCAGCCTTTTCCAGCGTTCCCATTTCCACACCGGAGAGGCTCGCCGCATGGGCCAGTTCCTGGTAATACTCAGCCGAAACGCCCATCCTCTGAGATGCCTTATCAATTACATCCATTGAAGACGCTGATGACGAGGCCATACCCACAACAGCAGTGGTTAATGTAGCAGCCCCGGCGACAGCAGCGGTTCCAATGGCTGCAGCCCCTTTAGCCACCTTGCCGAAGGTCTCGCCTACGTTGGAAGCCTTCTTGTCCGTCTTTGAGAGCGACTCATTAGCCTGTTCATTATCTACGAAAATTGATCCAACAAGTTTAAAAAGGTCCATGAGTTACCCCACCCACTTCTTTACTTCTGCGACCTCTGCGAGAATTTCTTCCGCCGGCCGCGTGTCGATGTCCCCGCCAGTCCGGCGAGTGTAATAATCATCAAAAGACATCCACTTAAGCCACTGTATGATCATGAACGGCTGCAAGGCTACCCACTCAGCATACACTGTATCGCGCCGGGTCTTTTCAATGGCCGTTTTAAGCGTTTCTGCCAGTGTTCTAATGTCTGTCGCTTCTATCTGCGGAATCGTCCACCCATACCGGGACGCAAGCGTATCAATTACTTCCGAAGCATCTTGACGACAGATGTAAAAAAAGCTTTCCACTCCTCCACATCGATCGACTGGATCAGCTCTTCTGTCTTAGCGAACAGTTCTGACAGTCCTGTTTCCGCAAGTACTTCTCCGGTGGTCTCCAGAGGCCCTGCAAGGAAATCAAAAAAGGCCTTTTCCGCCGCTTCGTCTCCGCAGTTGGCCAAGACGCTCAGGATCAGCTTTGCACCCAGCGTTGTCTGAGTTAAAGTGTTGTCTTTATTGTTTATAGCTTTTGCAAGCTCAACTAATTCTTCTTTGATTTCGATTTTCTTCATGACTCTTAAGGCCATGAATACATCGTGTCCGTTTAACTTTCTCATTTAACCCTCCATAAAAAAATGCAGGAGGATGTTTCCACCCTCCCACACTCATCACGTTGAAACAACAATCGCCGGATAATAGTCGTCCATATGAACGAGCCATGTCAGCAGATTGCAGGTCAGCGTTGCGCTGGATCTGTCGATCACGACACGGCCAGAAACGACTCCACGGTCACCGTCTGCGTTGATCTCACGATACTCACGCTCTACGGAGAAGGACGAACCGCCTCTCGTCAGGGCTACATCAGTACCATTGATTGAGATAACGCCAGCACCAAGAAGGATGCCGTCAGCAGCCGGGTCTGCGGTGGATCCGGAATACGCGATCTCCCAGGGTTCCTCGTAGTCGCCCAAAGTGGACACCATAGCGTTTGTGTTGCTATAGGCCGCTGTAAAAGTTAAGCTCGCAACAGTATCATCCTTTTCGACCATGCTCAGGTCGATGTTGGACATGTTGATGGCGTTGCTGAGGGTGATCCTGACGGCCTTGCCGCCTTTCGTAAGCCCACGCCAGACAACCGTCTTAAAATCAGAGCTATTGACGATACCGCTGCCCTTAATTGTTAATGCCATTTGTCTGCTCCTCTCTGAGTAAGCCGGCATCTGTCACGCCGGACTCATATACCTGACATTGCATCCGAACAACACCGTGGATCAGAGTCTTGTCAGGGTCGTCTATTGTTCCCGATGACATGTCGTAAAATGTCGGGAGGATCTGTGTGGCAGAATCCGGCGCGTTCAAGAACTGGAACAGCTTCCGGATCGCTTCCATGATGCTGAAGGCCGAACTTTCGCTCTTTGCCCATACGTGGAAGTCGATATACAGATCATTCCTCCCCATGTCAGTCGGGGAAATTGATGTAATATCCCACACGACATGCGGAAATACCTTCTGATCAGATGCCAGCCGATAGCCAATGTCCGCTATGCCATATTCGGACTTGATGGTATTTAATCTTGTGTCGATCAAGTCCCGAAGATCATTAATCATCGGCGTCTCCTTCCATGTCGTCTTCGTTAATGAGTGATTCTAATCGCGCCGCTTCGTCTGACAGGCCGCTGAGGTACTGCGATTCGATCTTCACGATCTCCCCTACGTTGTCCTGCACGGTTTTAGTAAGTAATCCAAGTTTCGGCACATTCCCCGTACTGGTTCCAAATTCCTGGAAGTAGGCGTAAAAACCCTTGGCTTTATTGTCAAGACCGATCTGGACTCTAGGGTAAAGCGTGTCTTTGCTCGACCAGACTTTGTACTTCGTTGCTTTCCCTGCTTCGCCGGTCTTCTTCGTGAAGTGTGAGTAGTAGGCGGCCTTAAAGGCCTTTGTAACGAACTTGCCCACATCCCGAAGGGCTGCCCTGGTCAGCTCAAAGATGTAATACTCGCACGCATCTACGTTGGTCTCGTATTTAACCTCAGCTTTTCCATCTTTGACAATAGTCTTAGTTGAGCTCTTCGGTGTCGGCATCGTCTTCCTCCTCCGGATCAGGGTCCGGCAACGGAGGCCATTCCTCATTATCCTTGTAGCAAGTCAGCTCCAAAGCGTCCCCATCGTTGAAAGTCCGAAGCACCCGGAGGTTGACAGAAGTGGTGGATCCGAACGGAGTATACTGAAGCCGTTCTTCACCCTGGTAATCCAGCCAGTTTTCAAGACGGAACTTGACTTCCGGCTTATACCCGACTGCCATGCCCTGGTAGACCTCGTTCATGCCTACAGAGTATTCTCCGGCATATACCGTGCGGGTGGTCAGGACTTTTACAAGGTCTCCGTATTCGTTCCGGGCATCTGTCTCCTTGATCAGAGTGATGTCGGTATACCTCATCCAACCACCTCCAGACCATAACCGGAGGACTCCCTAAGCTGGCCCTTCTGTTCGTCATAACTGGCCTTCAGTCTGTCGTAGTCATCCGGAGATCCGAAGTTCATCACGCAGTAAGTGACGATGGCCCGGCTAATCAGCGGATCGGTGACCAGGTAATTCGTGATCACATCATTGGTTTTAACCTCCGTGTAATCGAATTCCACCCCTGCATGCTGTATATCAGCGATTGCTGCGGCAATCAGATCTAATAATTCCTGGTCAAAAACCGATGTCTGGATCCTCTTCGCCAGTTTTACTTTCGCTAACATCTTTAATTCCTCCGTTATAGGCCTCAAAATAGCCTCTTGTGACTACGCAGCTCCCAACGTGGCCCATCTCAATGGTGGAATCGCACCAGATCTCATACCCGCACTGCCTGGCCCTCCAGCAGAACGCCACATCCTCGCCGAAGCCCTTCATAGGATCGAACATCTGACCCCCGAACCGCGCCGCAACGCTGATCAGGACATCTGTGGACAGAAGCACACCGGCAAACCCACAGCCTCCGACCTGGAACAGGCCTTCCGGAACGGATAAGAGGGCGGTATAAGATGCTCCCTTATCGTCCGGAAGTTTGTCCAGGCGTTCAAACAGGCACGGGGTATAAGGCGGTTTCCTGCGGAAGCAGAGGGCCGTAAGGAAGCTGATGTCATTCTTCTCACAGACATCCAGCATCCTCTCTAAAAGATCCTGGTTAAACACCATATCGGAGTCTAACCACAAGACCCAATCGGCCTCCTCTGCAACTGCCTGACGAGCCAGGTTATTTCGGGCATTGTACACGAGAGATCCGGACTCGATGCCGAACTTAACCTCATGTTTGCGCTGTAACTGGAGCATACTGCCCAGGAACTGCACCGGCACGGTCTCCATCGTTGGAATCGCGATAAAAATCTTCATTTGAACCTCCCGTTTTTAATTGCTTAGTGTACGATCTTGCAGAATGCGTTCGGGCCGACAACGCCGATGCCCACGAATTCTCTGCCCAGGATCCGGACAAGGTCGTATTCCATCTTGGTCAGGTTGTCAAACTTGATCTCAATACCTTCGCCATTCGGGAAGTTGGCCTGAGCACCGACACCAAGGTCACCTACGATAGCGTAGGGAACGCCGGTCGTAGCAGCAGAGAACGCAGACAGGCTGTCGTTGAACACTACCGGAAGACCTTCGAACGGGTCGTATCCGTAGCCGTTGGCCGCCTGAGCTTCTTTGAAGGCACCCCAGGTCTGCTTGTTCATGATGACCACAGGGTTGGCAGCTTCATCAGAGATCTGAGCCAGAGCCTTAGCAACAAGGCCGACAGAAACGGTCGTAGCAGTGATGCTGTTAACCATCGGATGATCATCGGAGCCGCCAGTGGTACAAGCAACAATCGCAGCGACAAGGACATCAGCGGCCTTCTTCGCGATGCGGTAGGTCAGTTCATCATAGATATAATCCAGGAACTCTTCAGCCTTCATGTCCAGGACTTCGTCAGAAATGGAGATCCACTTCTTGATGGACTGCGGGATCAGGGTGGTAACGCCCAGAACCAGGGACTCTTCGGTCACAGCAGAGTTGGCGGATTCGGTATGCACATAAGCACCGTCAGCGGATTTTTCCCAGCCGATCTTCAGGTTGCCCTTCAGATAAGACTTGCGGACACGGCTCATGATGCCTTCACGATTCCAGGCAGTGCGGACTCTTTCCTCAGCATAAGTAGCTACGGGAACAGTTCCGGTAACATTCTGGGTCAGCAGCGCACGGCACTGAGCGTCATCGCCGGTTTTGATGTATTCAGCATATGCCACGTTATACTCATGGCTGTTTCTGATTTCCATATCGGTCATTGTAGTATTCCTTTCCGTGGCAATTTCCTTACCACTCATCATCACATCCTGGAGCTCTTTCTGCCTTGCTTCGGCAGCGGCCAGGATCTCGGTCTCACGGTCATTCAGCGACCGCTCTTCATTGTTAAGCTGTTCAGCCTCAACTGCCAGGGCATCGAGATCAGCGTCTTCAGCTTCCATCTCCACGGCAATAGCCTCTCTCCGGGCTACAAGTTCCGCCTTCCTGGTCTGGACATCTTCCAGCTTCATCTCTTTAATTTCCATCACAGTTGGTTCCTTTCAGTAAGTTTTTAATCCGCTCGATCTTCTCGGCACGTTCACGCTCTCTCCGGCGTTTTTCTTCCTCTGCTTTGATCACTCCGTCAAAGCTTCTGCGTGCTGCTTCTGAGATATCGGTGTTCGGATTAGCCGGGATGCTCACCGCACTGACATCGTAGATCTTCCTGACCGATGTAATGTTCCGAGTGTGCGTTTCCTCGTCATAGTTTTCATCAGCAACAGTGAAGGCCCATGACATCTGAGTCACAAGACCGGCCTTTATGGATTCAAACATGCGGCGGCTGTCTTCGGTAGATCCGAGGTCGGCCCACACATGTAAGCCCTTATCATCAGACGAGAGCTGAAGCGTGCCATTCTTCTGTCTGGCAAACACCATTCCCTCGTGGTTGTACAAAAAGATCACATCAGACATGTCAGCTCCGGCAAGAGCGTCACGGCTGATCGTCTCGTTATACTTAATCCCATCGTATTCAAACAGCGTGTACGGATCGTCATAGGTTGTGGCGTATCCTTCCACGATGTACTGAGGCTCTTCGTTCTCTTCTGCGGCCCGGAACTGGATGTCCGACAGCTGGAAGTAACGAACCTCTCTGTCATTCTTGATCGACATTATCTTCTCCTTCCTCCGGAGGCTCCGGATTGACATCTTCACTCGGTTCCGGCAATACCTCCGGTTCCGGATCAGGGGCTTTATCATCGCCAACAAAATAATACTCGCCACGGATCGGCAACTGATCACCGATCTCGGCGGGCAGCGGCGTATAGTTGATCAGCTCTCTCGCCTCGTTGATCGTGATCATGCCACGGTCAGACAGCTGGGCAATAAAATTGATCTTGTCGGTCGTGCTCATGTACTGAAGCCGGTTCGCCGCCACTTCCACCTTCGCACCATGGCCGATCTCAAGATCTGTAAACAGCATGAAGGTCAGCACCTGTTCCAGCTGAATGGCAAACGGTTCAATGGCTCCATCAAACAGAGCATCAAGAGCACTTCCGGAGGCTTTATTCTGGATCACATCCTCAGACACACCGAAATAATCAAAGACATTCCGCTGGATGAGGGCCTGTTCTTCAGCACTTACCGTATAAGCGGTGCTGTGAATCTGCTGTATGCCATCGTAGGTGTTGGGAAAAAGCAAAAATCCCGAAGCGTCTGCCCTCATATTTCTGGCAGTGAAGTTCTTCTGCTCCTGTGCAAGGTCTTCCGGGTCCTTAAAGTTCGTTGCCCTGGCTAAAAAACGGAAGGTGGAAGCACTCTTGACTCCCTCCTTAATGCCCTGGCGTTCCATTCCGATCAGATCCAGCGTGTCTTCCAGCGCCCGGTTTGATTCCCCGAAGAAATCATCTCGGTACTGGAACCGAGTCATGATTCCGCATCTTTCAAACTCTACGGCAGCGGTCTGACGATTAACGAACGTGTACTCCAGATACAGCCGTCCGTTCCGGCTCTCCAGAATCTTGCACCTCTCCGGCAGACACGGCCAGATCCCGACCACATCATTGTTAATGTCAATGATCGGAACAATGAACAGCGTGGTCTGCATGTAAAGAATCGTCAGCGCACGATATAAGAACTGCGACCAGGTCATGAAGCCGTTCGGTTTTTTCTTCAGGATCGTCTGAGTCTTCGGCATGGCTGCTCCATGGACCTTGATCTGAAGCTTGCTCACATGCCGCGCAACAGCATCAATGGCAGCGCGGACAAGTTCGCTTTCATAAATCTCCCCGCGCCAGCGTTTAAATACTGGCTCGTAGGCCGTCAGGGTGTGGAAGTACTGATCCGCCGCCCACTTTTTCGGCCTAAAAATCTTGTCAAGTAACGACATGCGTTCACCTCTTTGCATTCACCAGCTGGCCGCCTATTTCTGCATACCACTTCTGCCGGACACACATTGCATCCAGCAAGGCTGCCATTCCATCAATGCGTTGGTACTGGCTGAGTTTAACCAGCTTTTTTCTGTTGGTTTCGTTGTTCATTTTCAGGGCAGCGTTTAGCATGTGGATCTTCAAGAGATCGTTGTCTCCGAAGTCGAACTTGCCGTCCCGGATGAGGCCGTCAGTCTCGTTGATGACCGGGGTCAGGTTCTCGCCCTGGAAGACATCGTCCATGTTGAAGCCGTAGGAGGCCATGTCCTGGACAAGGTACGCTGCCGAATATCTATCGAATCCCACCTTCAATGGGTAGATCTTGTATTTTTCAATCAGATCCTGGAACCACTGCTCGCAGTCGTGGTAGTCCACGAAGTTCTCGCCGGAGAGACTTAAGAAGCCCTTCGCAACGTAAGCCATATACGGGAGGCCATCCCGTGCAGTGGCTTCTTCCACCTTCTCCGCTGGCATCCAGAAGTGGGCAAACGTGTACAGCGTCCCGCTCTTCTCCACCACGCAGACAGCCGCCGTCAGGTCAGTGGTCTGAGAGAGGTCGAGCCCGGCGACAGCGTAACACCGGTGGAAGTCTTCAAAACTGAGGCTGTTCCCGGAGAAGCACTTCGCCACATCCTGTGTGTTCAACCACGCCTGTGATGAGTTTTGCTTGATGCAACAATACTTACACAGGAACTCGGCCCTTTTACTCAGACTCTGCCTGGCGACATCGATCTCGTTAAGAATGTAATCAATGGACACCGACTTCCCCAGCTGAGGCATCGACTTCCGGATCTCGTTGATATCGTCCCACTGCTCCGGATCATCCACCATGTAGATCACCGGCAGCAGCCGCTTCTCTTCGGAGTCGCCTAACAGGAACCTCGTCGCACGCTTCATCAGTTCATCGTAGATGCCATCGTTCTCGTAGCCGGAAGTGGTCACCGACAGAAGCAGAGCATCACCGGCTCTGGCACCCATGCCGGACTTCATGACTTCGTACATCTTCAGGCCACGATCTCCCGGCCAGGCGGCGATCTCATCACAGATACACAAGCTGGGGTTGAAACCGTCTGCTGTCTTCGCCTGGAACGCCACCTTCTTCATCGTGGAATTCGTTCCGACAATCTCCAGCTTTGAGATCCTCTTCTTCGGCAGCATGGCATCATCGTTGACCTTCTTGTTGTGCGGATCCTTCTCCGAGCAGATCTCCTTAAGCTCAATATAATCTGGATCCAGCTGAATCATCTGCCACGTTGTGTTGTAAACGATGTCGGCCTGATCGAGTTTCGGAGCCACGCAGTAGATCTCCGATCCGTACCCACCCTGCTGGAACTCATAGTCCGCAATAGCCGAAGCCAGAATGGACTTGCCGTTCTTCCGGCCCTCCACCAACAGGGCTTCCCAGAAATGTCTTTTCCCGTCCTCGTCCACTATCCCATATAATGCGGACAGGAAGGCCTTCTGCCACACCTCAAACCTTACCGGCCCCGGTGCCAGCGGCCCTTTAACGTGGAAGCAGTGGGCCTCCATCCATTCAATAGCCGAATTAGCTTTGACTTGATCATAAAAAAAGAGACCCTGCTCGAGCCCCTTGATCAAATAGTCATATATCTTCCGTGTCCACTGACCCACGTGCTCGGATCCCTCCATGATCCGTTGGTAATAATCATAGATCCAGTTCGTTCCGTCCATGCCCGGATGCCTCCTCCCCGGAAGTGCTTAATCCGGACTGCGCCGGTCTGGATTTGTTGGTTCGCTCTCGTTTTTGATGCGAAAAAAGTCACACCCACGGTCTATAGCATATATGCCTAAAAATTAACACCCCCGGGGGGCTATCTTATCTCCACAGATCCGTCAGGTGATACTGTATAGCGTAGATCCTCACGCCTATGCTCTGCTTCGTGACACTCCCTGCATACTGCCTCCAGGTTCCCCCAGGATAATGTGATCTCCGGGTTGTTAATATTCTCAGGAGAAATATAAACCTTATGATGCACGATCACTGCTGGATGATACAGCCCCTTCTTAAGGCAGCGTTCACACAGCCCACCTACTGACTTAAGGTATGCCTTCCTGGTCTCCTGCCAGCGGCGTGATTTGTAGAATGATGAAGCAAAGTCTTTCATGTTATCCTCCACAAGAAAGAGAGCCACAGTGTCCCAAGCTTTGTCTGTGGCCCTCTATCAGAAACTCGGCAGAATTGGTTGCACGGGAGGTTTTTCATGTGGTTTCTGATGCTAACAATATAACACAAGAAAATCCACATTATTCCACTTCTTTCAAGTACTGTTCGTAGAATATCTTCAACGCTCTGCCATGGCAGTTAGCTATGTACTTAGTATCGTAGTGCAATTCGTCAGCTATCTTCCGGAACGGCTTGCCCTCAAAGTAACGCATGAACAGGATGTCTTTATATAAGCCTATAGCATCCAGCTCGTTTACCTGATAGATGATCACAACATAAAGATCATAGTATTCTATCTTCAGATCCACCAGCTTCTGGCGCAATTCGCTAAGGCGAACAATACCGGCTTCCATGCGGTTCTCTGGGCTTGTCTGCACGTTGAGCTTGTCATAGCGGATAGCACCAGCGGAAGACAAGGCTGCGCCCAGCGTCTGGATCTCTTCGTCCACTCTACGCTGTTTCTGCTTTAACCTTCGTAATTGATTCAGGTATTCTTTAGCCGTCATTCTTCGCTCCTATTAGCGATCTCTGTCTGAGAGCCAGGCCTCATGTAGTTATAGTAGTACAGAGGCATTGGCCAGATATCGACCTGTTCATTACTTGTGATTTTAGCCATCATCTCCCTGGTAAAGTAAAGGTCTGATTCCATCTTCACATCTGTGAACCTGGTGTCTCCGATAAACTCCCTACGCCAGCATTTCGACCAGACATTCGGCCAGATCCGGCCAAGCGTGTTCGCTGTGTATCCACGGCCTTTCCAGATGAAGGCAAAACAGAGCACATCTGTAAGTGATGTTTCATTGAGTCTGTCTGCCAGTTGCTGAAGCACATACTCATGCAGCCACCAGTCGTCATCATCCATAAAAAGCACGTATTCTCCGGAAGCG